ATACTTGAAGATGAAGAAAAAACACAAAGGTATTTAAGTGAAGATTATTATTTTTGTGCTTTATGGAAACAATGTAAAGGAGAGATATGGGCAGATTTAACAAGCACATTAAAACACATAGGAATAAAAGAATATACAAGACCACCAATAGCAAAAATAAAGGAGGAAAAGTGACCGATGAAAGTATATGGGAAAAAGTTTTGCCTGAATTAAGACAAATTGGAGGATCACATTATAAAGAATTTAAGATACAACCATATGAGTTTATTGCTAAAAATAATCTTTCGTTCTATCAAGGTAATGTGATAAAGTATGTCGTCAGGTATTTGAAAAAGGGAGGTACTGAAGATTTAGACAAAATCATCCACTATACCCAATTAGAAATAAAAAGGTTAGAAGATGAAGAAATGAAAGCTAAATACAAAAAGAAATAGTGTTTAAAGGGTCATAGAGGGTGTTTTTTTAACGATTATGTCTAAAATAGGTAAAAGATACTATGGCAAGTAAAAAAGGTTTATATGGTGTTGTAATTCCTTATGAAAGGACTTTCAAGGGTACAAGCATAGGTAGAAATCCTAAAAAAGTATCAAGTATGAACAAAAGTAAAAGACAAGGGAGAAGTAAAAAGCAATTAAGGTATAGAGGTCAAGGTAAATGAAAAGAATTATTAAAAAAAGAGCTAGAAATACTAGCACTGCACATCAAAGGATTGATGACCATGAAAAATTATGTAGAATAATGCAAGAAGTAACTAATAAAAAGATAGATAGGTTAGAAAAAATTGTTATGACATCTACAGGAATGTTAATTATGGGCATGTCAACAATCATTTATAAATTATTATTAAACTAGGAGGGTTTCAATGCAACTTTCAAAACATTTTAAATTAGAAGAATTTACTAAATCAATGACTGCAACTCGTAAGGGAATTAAAAATGAGCCAGGCAGTGGAGATATAAAAAACCTAGAAAATATCGCTTATGAGATATTAGAACCAGTTAGAGCTAAATTTGATAAACCTGTACAAATTACATCAGGTTATCGTTCAGAGGAGCTTTGTGAAGCTATTGGGTCTAAAAAAACATCGCAACACGCAAAAGGACAAGCAGTAGATTTTGAAATCGCTGGTATTCCAAATATTCAAATAGCTTATTGGATTCAAAACAATTGTGATTTTGATCAACTCATATTAGAATTTTACAGTCCTGATGATGGTGCAAAAGGATGGGTCCATGTTTCTTACAATGAAGCTGGAGCAAACAGAAAGCAAGTTCTGACATATGATGGAAAACAATATTCCAATGGCCTACCTGATATGAAATGGGATAAGGGTCAAGTCCAAGAGTAAAAGTTGCAATATCTACCATAGATTGATAGAGTATCCTCAACTAGGAGGATATATCTATGTGGTTGAATTTATTGACAGCAGGTTTTAAAACAGCAGGTCATATCTATACAAAGAAACAAGAAACAAAAAAATTAATGGCTGATGCTCAAATGAATCATGCTAGAAAAATGAGTCAGGGCGAGATTGAATATTCAGGAAAACTTTTAGAAGCAAGACAAAACGATTATAAAGATGAGGTGGTTCTAGCTATACTCACATTGCCAATCTTGGTGCTTGCATATGGAGTTTGGTCAGATGATCCTGAAGCTATGGATAAAATAAAAATGTTCTTTGAGCATTTCCAAGCACTTCCAACATGGTTTACAAATTTATGGATTCTTGTCGTTGCAAGTATTTTTGGAATTAAGGGAACGCAAATATTTAAGAACCATAATAAAAAATAGCATAAATGAAATATGCTTTGTATATGATTGTGTGTTCTTTAGTTGCAGGTGAATGTATGCAACCTTACAAAATGGAATTAAGTTATGATTCTATGTACCATTGTTTAAATGCAGGTTATGAACAATCATTATTAAAATCAATAGATATAGGTGAATCAGATGTAAATGAATTTCAAATTTACATTAAGTTTATTTGTAAAGCAGATGGGAGTCCAGTATGAAAGTAATAGCAATAGGAGATCTTCATGACTCTCCTCACATAAAAGATAAGAGCAGATTTAGATGGATAGGAAAACATATAGCAAAAACTAAACCAGCTTATGTAGTTCAAATAGGAGATTTTTTAACTTTAGATAGTTGCACTTATTATATTCCTGATGATACATTTACTGCAAGGATTGAAAAACCAACATTTATAAAAGACATGCAATCATTTGATGAAGCTATGGAAGAATTTGCATATGGTCTTGGAAATCACAAAGTTAAAAAATATTATACATTAGGTAATCATGAAAAAAGAATGTGGAGATATGAAGATAAGAATCCAACTTTTTATGGAATGTGTCAAAAAGAGTTTTATGGAATATGTAAAAAATATAAATGGGATGTTATTCCGTGGGGTGAATACTTGATGTTAGGTGGTGTAGGTTTTATACATGCTCCGATAAATCCAATGGGAAAAGAATATGGTGGTGAAGCTAGTGAAAGACAAGTAGCAAACAAATCAAAAATAGATATTGTTTTTGGACATAGTCATAGAGCACAAGATAATAGAGTACCAAAAATTAGTCATACAAAAAATGATTTTACTAGAGTTTTAAATATTGGTTGTGCTTTACCTGAAGGACATATTGAGAGTTATGCAAAACATAGTCTTACAGGTTGGACATATCAAATTTGTGAAATAGATATATGGGATAATCACATCATGGAGGTTAATAACATATCTATGAAAAAACTTAAAAAACTCTATGGATAGTTATGAGATTGCCAGGTACAATTTATCTAGGACACCGAAAAATTAAAGTTAAACAAATAGGTGCAAGGACAGCAAACAAAGATGAAATTTATGGTGATTTTGATGTTAATAAAGATTTAATAAGAATAGACAAAACATTAGAGCCAACAAGAAAATTAAATACATTAATACATGAGATAGTTCATGTTTTATTAGACCATTTCAATGCAGAGTTGAAACTAAAAGATGAAGAAAAAGTATGTGAAGTATTAGGTACTGGATTATCTGATTTATTTACACACAATCCAAAACTAATAAAAGTTATCAATGATGTTTACAATACAAATAAAAAGTAATAATATTTAATTTTAGCGATCCCTTTAGGAAGTTCCCCCTATACTCGTAAATGAATATAGGGGGTTTTTATTTAGATAAGCTCTCTACCTAAACCTCTTTGACCTCTTTTATTATGACCACCATCTTGATGTTCATAATTAACATCCCTAAACTCCCATCCAAATTTAACAGAAGTTCCTTGTGGTAAACAGAATATATGAAACTGATTAGCAGTATCGTGAAGTCTTGATTCTGCTGGATACATTTCAATACCCTCTACTTCTTTTCCAACAAGTTCATTTTTTATTTGTTGGAAATGCCTCCAATCATGAAGTGCTTTTTTATCTTTTCTTTTTATAGAAATGTAAGTGCATTTTCCTTTGTACATTGGATTGTGTACTAGAAAATCACAATTCTTTTTTCTATAAACCCACACTTCATAAATATCATTAACCCAACATTCTATTTTAAGACCAGCTTGTTTACAAACTGCATCCATTGATGGATTGTAGGCTTCAGTAAATGGTGTCATTTAACCTCCTTGTTTTATATGACTGTTCCAATATCTACCTTTAAAAAGTATTTTAGCACCTGAAGTTTCATGAGTTGATTCCTCTATGATTCCAAGTTTTTTCATCTTCCTTAATGTAGATGATATTCTTCCTTTAGGTAAATTAGGTAATTTTAATTTTACATGCTCTACTGTTTCTTTTTTGTATTCACTTTTATTTGCAGATACAAAGCAAACAATATGATCAAAGACATCGTCAGATTTTGGAGTAGTATCTGTTTTAATTATTCCATGTTTTTTGTAAAATTTAAAAAGCCACTCATCACTTTGATATGGCATTGGTCCTGTAGGTTCATTGAAACCTGACAAATCTTCTTTTAATAAATAGTAAGGAACATGCTCACCATTAAATAGAACATTATCATTAGCATCAATTGTACCTTTAGATTTAAGTTCAAGA